CTTCTTTGGGTGCGTATATCAAGACGAACACAGACAAGCAGACCAATGGTACTGATCCATCTTATACAACGCTGCCAAACAGCGCCCGTACAGATGGCACAGTTCGCACATTCACTGAAACCATTTTGAAAAATGTGATTCAGAAAGTGTGGACACAAGGTGGTACACCTAAGATTTTGATGTGCGGTCCTGTTAACAAGCAGCGCGTGTCAGGTTTCTCTGGTATTGCCTCAAGCCGTTTCAACATTGATGGTGGTGCAAAGCCTGCCACATTGGTCGGGGCCGTTGACATTTATGTCAGCGATTTCGGAAACGTGCAAGTTATTGCGAACAGATTCCAACGTGAGCGTGATGCATGGGTGATCGATCCTGACTACGCCAAGATGGTTATGTTGCGCCCTTATCAGCAAGTTGAATTGGCCAAGACTGGCGATGCTGAAAAGCGTATGCTGATCGTGGAATGGGGTCACAAGGTGACTTCTGAGCTGGCCCATGGTTTGGCCGCTGACTTGATCACTTCTTAATCGAAGGTAAACGGAAAGGGCCAGGGAAACTTGGCCCTTTTTTTAACATGATTCACAAAAAACTATTTAGCGAAAACAAAGATCAAGGCATCAAACGAATCTGGCATGAAAACCCAGAGACTGGCGATGTAACGATTGAGACCCAACAAGATGTCACAGCGGTGATTGAGGCCAACAAGGCCATCTATAACGCTGTGGATGAGAAAGCCAACTGGACTGGTGAGTGGCACTTGGTGGCATCCATCCCCGAATCCCTTTTTTACAAGATGAAGGCCGAGGGCAAGATTGATGACCAGGAGTACATGAAACGCTGGCTCAACGACTCCGACAATAAATTTTTTAGAACTCGCCCTGGACAAGTATGAATTACATTGCAGTCTGCACACCGGCCCGTGATCAGGTCCACACAAATTACACATATTGCATGGTGAACATGGTGGCCTATCACACACTCAACACGACAGACGCTATCAGTCTGAAATTGATGCAAGGCACGATTATCCAAAACCAAAGGGCTGACCTTTGCTTGGATGCCATGGCTGAAGGCTGCACCCACATTCTTTTCATTGACTCGGACATGACGTTTCCACAGGACATGGTCCAGCGGCTCTTAAAGCACGACAAAGAGATTGTGGCTGCCAACTGTGCCAGGCGCAGAATGCCCACCGGCCCAACTGCCCAGAACTATGACGAGAATGGCAAGCGCCAAGCGGTCTACACCATGCCAGAATCGACTGGAATCGAAGAGGTGGGAAGCATTGGCACTGGCATAATGCTGATCAAGCGCGAGGTGTTTGAGGGCATGAGCGAGCCATGGTTTGATATGCCGTGGCAGACCACACGGGGCTACATGGGAGAAGATGTGTTCTTTTGTAAGAAAGCTCAAGAGCTGGGCTACAAGGTCTACATCGACCATGATGTCTCAAAGGAAATTGGCCACATTGGCACGTTTGAATTTCGCCATGAACACACTTGGATTGTGAAAGAGGAAATGGAAAAAGAGGCCCAATAATGGCACTGACAACCTATACAGAGCTGAAGACATCCATTGGTGACTGGCTTAATCGGTCGGACCTAACCACGGCCATTCCTGACTTTATCTCTCTAGCCGAGGCGCAAATTGAAAGAACGCTGCGCACCAGGCAGATGTTGATCAGGACAACTTTGACAGTGGACTCAGAGTTTGAGTCAACGCCTGCTGACTTTTTAGAGGTCAAAGCATTTAAATTAACCAGCACAAACCCAGACACGCCTTTGTCTTTTATGACAATGGATGCCTTGGATCAGGAATCAACAAAATTTACAGCCAGCGGCAAGCCAAAGTTTTTTGGTGTGGTCGGCACTGAGTTTCGTTTTGTGCCAACACCAGATTCATCTTACACGACAGAAATTGTGTACTTTGCAAATTTGAATAAGTTATCTGCAAGTGTTGCAACCAATTTTCTTTTGACATCAAGCCCTGATGTTTATCTTTATGGCAGCCTGCTTCAGTCTGCGCCATATTTGCAAGATGATGCGAGAATTCAAGTATGGGCGACTCTTTATGAGCGCGCATTAAATGACTTGCAAGTGGCCGATGACCGAGGCTCAACCTCTGGCGGTAATTTGTTGACCCGCGCAAAAACTTTTGGTTAAGGACTAAAAATGGCAGATACCACAACGACCAACCTATTGCTGACCAAGCCAGAAGTTGGAGCAAGCTCAAACACCTGGGGAACCAAGGTCAACACAGACCTCGATTTGGTCGATGCAATTTTTGCTGCGGCAGGCACTGGCACAAGTGTTGGCCTTAATGTTGGCTCTGGCAAGACCTTGGCGGTCGCGGGTACGCTGACGGCCACAGGCACAACAAACTTGACCTCGCCAGCTGTCACAACCGGCATCACGACACCATCAACAACATTTGCCCTGGTCAACACCACAGCGACCACTGTGAACTTGGCCGGTGCAGCGACTGCTGTGAACCTTGGTGCAGCCACAGGAACAGCCACAGTCAACAATACAACCCTAGCGGCTAAAGCAATTACTGCAAGCACGACATTGGCGGTGACTGGTACATCGACACTTACTGGTGCAGTAACAGCAACGGCAGGGGTGACAGGCCCAATCACATCAAGCAATGTGGCGATTACGGGCGGCTCAATCACTGGCATTACCGATTTGGCGGTGGCCGATGGTGGCACTGGTGCGTCTACAGCTGCTGGTGCTTTGAATAACTTGTTGCCATCACAAACCTCTGCTGCCAACAAGTATCTGCAAAGCGATGGCACTAATGCAGCATGGGATGCGATTACTGTTTCCACTTCCGATATCACAGGAACTTTGGCGGTAGCAAATGGCGGCACTAACCAAACAAGCTACACCGATGGCCAGCTGCTGATTGGTAACAGCACCGGCAACACTTTGACCAAGGCATCTTTGACTGCTGGGTCTGGTGTGACCATAACGCCAGGCGCTGGGTCTATTGAAATTGCATTCACAGGCCCAGGGGCTGGCTCAGTTACAAGCACAAGCGTTGTTTCTGCCAATGGTTTTGCAGGGACTGTAGCGACTGCGACTTCCACGCCAGCTATTACTTTATCAACATCAGTTACTGGTGTTCTTAAAGGAAATGGCACAGCCATTTCAGCTGCGACTGCGGGGACAGACTACTTAGCACCACCCTCTGGCACTGCAATTCTTAAAGCCAACTCTGGTGGCGCGTTAGCAAATGCCACTGCTGGTACTGACTATGTAGCCCCCGCTACAGCAACAACTTTTACAGCTACACAAACATTCTCAGGAACATCATCAGCTACTGCCATTGTCCTAAACAATGCAACAGAGGTGGCTACAGTATCAGCAACTGCGGCTACTGGAACGATTGCTTACGACATTACCACTCAGTCTGTTTTGTATTACACAAGTAACGCAAGTGCTAACTGGACAGTTAACTTTAGAGCCTCTAGCGGTACTTCATTGAATACTTTGATGAGTACAGGTCAATCAATGACTGTGGCTTTCTTGGTGACTCAAGGTTCTACTGCTTACTACAACTCTGCTGTTCAAGTTGATGGTACTACATCAGGTGTCACAACTAGGTGGCTAGGTGGTGCGCCTACTGCGGGTAATGCTAGTGGCATTGATAGTTACCGCTACCTAATTATCAAGACAGGTAGTGCGACTTTTACAGTCTTGGCAAGCAACACACAATTTAAGGCTTAAACCATGCCATTACAAGCAACTTCTGGTGCGGCTAGTTACGATGCCTTTGGTGGTGGTGTTCCTGTTGTGCCAGCGTATATTGAGGAAGTGTTCTCCTGTTTTCTCTACACAGGTACAGGAGCATCACAAACAATCACAAATAATATTGACTTGTCTACCAAAGGTGGAATGGTTTGGATTAAATCTAGAAGTGCGGCAACAAATCACAATGTATTTAATACAACACAAGGTGCAAATAATTTATTACACCCAAATACCACTAATGCAACTGTAAATGATACTGTTTCTTTAACTGCATTTAATACAACAGGATTTACTCTTGGAACAGGAAGTCAAACAGGAAATCAAGTAAATGTTTCTGCGGCTACTTATGCCTCATGGACATTTCGCAAACAACAAAAGTTTTTTGACATTGTTACCTATACAGGAAATGGCGCAAATAACAGAGAAATTTCTCACAATCTTGGCTCAACTCCAGGATTTATTATTGTTAAAAGCACTAGCAATTCTACTGATTGGGTTACATACCATCGGTCATACACATTCCCAAATTGGATTCGTTTAAATTCTAGTGATACTGAATCAACAACTTATGGCGATGCTTGGGGTGCAGTACCAACATCAACCACATTCACAACTGGTTCTGGTGGTTTTGGCGATGTAAATTATTCAGGTCGTACATACGTTGCTTACTTATTTGCCCACAACGCAGGAGGCTTTGGTCTGACTGGTACAGACAATGTGATTACTTGTGGGGCGTTTACAAGCGATGGTTCTGGTAACGCAACTGTTTCTTTGGGTTATGAGCCTCAATGGGTGTTATACAAAAGTACCGACACCGCAAACTCATGGGCATTGTATGACAATATGCGTGGTATGCCTGTTGGGACAACGGATAGACGATTGTTAGTAAATACCGCTGGCGCTGAAGTGGGTGTTAGTTTAAATACAATTGATCCTACCGCAACAGGATTTAACATTTTTAATGAATCTACATCCGCAAACTTTATCTACATAGCCATTCGTAGAGGCCCGATGAAAGTGCCTACGAGTGGGACAAGTGTTTACAAAGGATATACTTATACAGCTACCAACGTAAATGATAGAGTTCTTACATCTGCAAGTGTTTCAAATGCGGATTTGGTATGGCAATACAACAGAACAGATGGTGGTGTTGGGGCAGTAGATAGACTCCGAGGTTTTACAACTGAATTGGGTCTTTATGATACTGGAGATGATGGTGCGGGTGCTGGATATGGAATTAAATCCATTGTAAATACTACTGTAAATTTAAATTTACTTGGTGGCGCTTATACAAGTTGGAATGCAGGTACAAATTCTTATGCAATGCAAACTTTTTCTCGATACCCATCATTTATGGATATTGTTTGCTATACAGGTACTGGAAGCAATAGAACTGTGTCGCACAATCTGACAGTTGTACCAGAACTGATTATTTGTAAGTGCAGAAGTACATCAGGGGCATGGGAAATTTATTCTTCTGTTCTTGCAAACACAGAATATCTTGTATTAAATACTACTGCCGCAAAAGCAACAGGCGCAACCCGATGGAATAGCACAACGCCAACAAGTTCTGTTTTTAGCCTTGGAACTTCCGCAAATGTTAACACTAGTGCGGCAACCTATGTGGCTTACCTATTTGCCACTTGTGCTGGTGTTTCAAAAGTTGGTTCGTACACAGGCACAGCCACTACAAAGCAAATTGATTGTGGTTTTACTTCTAGTGCAAGGTTTGTTTTAATTAAACGCACAGACTCAACTGGTGATTGGTATGTATGGGATACAGCACGAGGCATTGTTTCGGGTAATGACCCTTATATGCTTTTAAATGCCACAGTTGCAGAAACAACAAACACCGACTATGTTGACACATACAGCGCAGGGTTTGAATTAAGCTCAACTGCACCAGCCGCCATCAATGCAAGTGGTGGCACATATATCTTCTTGGCTATCGCATAAACATTTCATTGGGAACAATCATGCAAGTACGAATTCAATCAACTGGACAAGTCATGTACGAAAGTGAATTTCGTGCATACACAAAAGCCAATGGTGGCCCATCATGGGACATAACAACAACTGAAGTCTTAACGGCTTTGGGTGCTGATGTAGTCTTTGAAGGCGCACAAGCTACTGGTGGTACTGTTTACCAATACTCTCAAGCCTCTGGTGTTGAGCAAGTAGATGGCAAGTGGTACACAAAGTATGTGCTTGGCCCTGTCTTTACAGATACACCCGCCACCGAAACAGAGCCAGCCAAGACTGCTGTCGAGAATGAGGCTGCATATAAGGCGATCAAAGACGCTGACCAGGCTAAGTCTGTGCGCTCCACACGCGACAGTAAATTGACTGAATCTGATTGGCGAGTCATTAAGGCTTCTGAGACTGCAACAACACTGGATGCAGCCTGGGCGACTTATCGTCAAGCACTCAGAGATGTGACTGGCCAGTCTGGTTTTCCTTGGACTATTACTTGGCCTGAGTCACCATAATGGACCCGACTCAAGCCCAATTAAATTCCCATGTTGATGTCTGCACACTGCGCTATGAGATGCTGTGTGCCAGGATTAAACGTCTTGAAAACATCATGCTTGGGGTCTCTGGCATCATGCTGACCAGCATGGCCGGCATCATCTTTACGAGCCTAAAGTGAAAGACTGGGCCGTGGCACTCATTGCTGCGGCCTGCATCACGGCCTTTGTGGTCTGGTCCACATTCATTATTTTTTGGGCAATGAAATGACAAAAGCACCAGTTAAAAGAGCAGCGGCCAAGGTCGCACCAGTTAAACGATCACGGCCAAAGCCTGCACCAACAAGCCAGGTCAATGTGACTCTGGCCGCGCCAGCTGCTGCACCCAAGCCAGAATCTAAGAAAGATGATTCAACCTTGGGCAAGGTCATTGGCCTGATCGAGTGGGTCGATAACCCGTTCAAGCTCTTCACAGTGATCTTGCTGTCGTTTCTAGCCTTTGCCGGTTACTTTGCTTGGGACTCAAGACAAGTGTTGCTGCACGCTATTACAACTCAAGACAAGATGCCCCAGCTGGCCAAGCAAGAGCAATTGCTCATACCGGCCAGAAGTCTGATGAAGGATGTGGATGGAATTGTTTTGCTTATCCACAAGGCCAACTTGGCCACCAATAGTCGCACCACTGTGCTGGCGCTCAATGCCGATGGCACAAGAGAAAAAGCCATTGAGGGGACTGTCACAAGCCTATTTAACGCAAGCGCTGACCGCAACGCTGCCATGGTGGCCATGCTCAACAACGAGGTGCTGTGCGAGGAATTCAACCCATCGAGCAAAGTAGGTGAGTGGGGAATAAAGCAGGGTGTCAAATTTATGTGCAGAGGCTCAATCCCACCGGACCCAGGCAAGTTTGCCGGATACATTGCCATTGGCTTTAAAGACAAACCAGAGGACATTAGTGCATTGAAGACCCGCATCAACTTGGCAGCCAGCGATATGTCAGAAGATTGAAATGAATGCGCTGGCTCATTCTGTTACTGTTATTGGGGCTTGTTGGGGCCGTGGCAAAGAGTGGGTGTTATGTCAGAGAATTCTATGGAATTGGTTACACAACGCACGACCCGACCCAGCGCCATAAAGAGATGATGGTGTGGCTGGACCAGAATGCACAGCATTGCAAGGCTTCAGATTTTGTGGTGATTTGGAACAACTTATCAGAATGGGCAGGGTCAGCAGATTCAACATGGATTAGAGCCAAAGTAATTCACGGGTACAAGGATGCACTTGAGAGAGAAAAGAAATGACCATTGACACCATCAAACTGTTTCCTACTGTTCAGCCATCAGGGTATCCAGACAAACATGACCTTGCTCAAGTTAAGCTAGAAAAACAGCATGAAATGAATAAGGCAAATGAATTAGCAAAGCAGAAACAGACAGAACTTCAAGACTTAGCGTTTGAGATTTACACAAAAAAAGTAGTGCAAGAGCGTCTGCGCATGGAAATATTTCAGAATCGAAAGGTGGATTTTTATGTTTGATATTTTAAGTGGTGGCATATTGGGGTCGATCTTTGGTGGCATCTTTAGGATGGCGCCAGAGGTCTTAAAATGGCTTGATAAGAAAAACGAAAGATCACATGAACTCTTGATGTTTTCTCGCCAGTGTGAACTGGAACAATTAAGAGGCCAACAAAAGCTCGCTGAGATTGGCGCTCAACGTGAAGCAGCTGTCGATGTGGGTGTGATGGATGCATTCAACAATGCCATCACCCAGCAGGCCGAGATGGTCAAGGCAGCCGGTGGCTGGGTGGCCAGTCTGTCGGCATCAGTGCGGCCCCTGGTCACATACTGGGTGTTGTTTGTGTGGAGCTTCATTCATGTCTGGTTTGCATGGAATGCATGGGTAGCTGGCGCTCCAGCGGTTGAGGTGTTTAAGACCATGATGACTCCAGACTTTTCAGCATTGCTATCAGGAACAATCAATTATTGGTTTCTTGATAGAACTCTTTCTAAGCGCGGATTATGAACTTAGAGCTGGCTGCTGCCCTTTGCCGCCAGTTTGAGGGCTATCGGGCCAAGCCCTACCTTTGCCCTGCTGGCGTGGCAACAATAGGCTACGGCTCGACCTACTACGCTGACAAGCGCAAGGTGACATTGGAAGACCCACCAATGGATGAGCCAACGGCCAGAGCTTTGTTGATGATAGAGCTGGAGCATACCTACTTGCCTGGTGCGTTAAGGAACTGCCCAATCCTTGCCACAGACGAAAAGAAGTGCAACGCCATTGTGGACTTCTGCTACAACCTTGGCACTGGCCGGCTCCAGACCTCCACATTGAAACGAAAGATCAATGCAGGGGACTGGGAAGGCGCCAAAGAGCAGCTCATGCTGTGGACCAAGGGTGGTGGCAAGGTTTTGCCTGGTTTACTAAAGCGCAGAAAAGCCGAGTGCGCTTTGCTTGATTGAGGCATAAAATTGCACCATGGCCAACGTCAAGCAACAACTCGAAGTCCCCTCAATCCCAAGCCTTGGCTTTGCGCCAGAGGCTTATGAGAAGCGCTACTTTGCTGAAAACAATGGGGCGCTGAACGGGTACTTCAAAAAACTAATCAGCGTTTTGGGCGCTTTGTTTGGACCAAGGGGCGGCAAATTTTTAAACAACCCCCATGGGGCTTTTCAAGATTCGACTGACCAAGTGGCGGCCAACACCACCACGGCCTACGCGGTCACATTTAACACCACAGACTTTTCCAATGGCGTGACAATTGCCAGTGGGTCCAGAATCACTGTGGCCGATGCCGGAATCTGGAACTTGCAGTTTTCCATTCAGTTTACAAACACGACAAATGCTTCTCAGGATGTGGATGTCTGGTTTCGGGTCAATGGCACA